CATTTATTTATTTACACCTCCTGCCAAAATAAATTTTTTTAGCTTTTCAGCGTTTCCTCAAGATAATAGTACCATGACCATACTTATGATTTAGTATACTCATACGTCAGGATAAGGCTGGAAATTTTTCTGTCATCTTCTGCTCTATCTCCAAGGAAGTCTAAATCTGGACTTTCCTGGTCTGCTCTAATATACTTAAATCTAATATTATTGCTTGCTTGTGCTGAGTTATTGATTTCCTGAGCAGACTCGTCAAATTTCTTTACTAAGTCAAAAATGTAGTTTTTTACATACTGAATGTTGGCAATATCTTGTTGTTGTTCAGAGCTTGTTACAAAATAGAATATAGTTTGTGCTTTTTCAAGTGCCCACATTGTTCCTTTTATTGGAGGGTAGATGGTATCGTAAATAATGTAGGTAGAAGGATATAGAGTATTTGGATTTGCCACCCTAAGGTCGGCAACCATTTGGTCCATGCTTTTTCCAGCCTCTAAAAATAATATTCTTGAACCATCGGTAATTCCGTTAGGAAGAGAGGTATTGAATGATTTTACGTTCCAGACACCATGGATCTCTTGAGTTCCAGCAATTGCCTTGTTATAAAGATACTTATTAATAATATGAATTGGAAGCTCTAGTGCCATTATCTTGACCTCTTAGAAATTTTTCCTGCAGATGCTGCTGCTTGCATAGCCATACCTGAAATTGTACCACTAGAAATCTTACGAAGTACTAGTTTTGTTTCTGATAATATTGCTCTTTCTATTCTTTCATAAAATCCAAGGTCAATAAGGACCTCGTTTGCTCTAGATGACATAAATTGATTAAAGGTTTCAGTAAAGGAATTTTGTACTGCTACGCCTCCAGGGTTTGCAACATAGCTTTGCTTTGAAAAAACAAGCTCTCCGTCAACTTCAAAAACTAAAGACTTTGCTCTTTTTGGAGTAATTGTTACTGGGGTTCCAGACTCCATGATAAGTGCTTTAGACTTAAATACCTGACCACTTTCACCAGGAACTTTTGATGACAAAAAACTATATTGTAAAACTGCTTTATTTTTATCAGAGGTTACGTTTGACTTAAATAGTCTTGCTCTTGGATCTCCAGATTGACCAGGCTCATATATATGATGGTATTTAGTTGGATTTACTCTTGCTAAGTGATCTATATAAGACTCAAAATATTTAGATATGTGTCGTAATCCATACTCTTGTATTCTTACTTTTTCTTCATTAGATAGCCTATTTATTAGCTCTGCCTGAAAGTGTGCAGTTGCTGCTATTTTTTGAGATAGCTCTCCAGTCCTAACAGATTTAAATTTTGTTTTTTTTGTTAATGAAGCAATTTTTGTGGAATCAATTCTAGACATTTAAACTCCATTTAACTTTTGAACTTCTGGTCTCATTAAAATTGTTTCATACTCAACAATATGTCCACGATGATCTGCTATTGGGGTGCTTCCACGAGGCTCAAATATGGTTGAACCATTAACTCCAGTTGAAGGACTTTCTTTCCAAATAACAAGACCGTCAGAGTTTTTAATATTTGCTACTTTTACTGTAGAGTCTAAAGTTACTCCAGCCCTTACTTTTACTAAACTATTTGTTACTTTTAAAAACTCATCAATATTTACTGTGGTTGAGTTATCTCCAAGACCAGCCCTAACAATTCCTCTTGCAAGACACGGAATAGTTTGATTAAAAACCCAAGTTCTTGTAATAGATCCAGTAGTTGAGCTTTGTGAAATAGATGCTACATAAATGTCTGCGGTCATTGTATATGCTGATTTAGCGACACATGTCATTTAAATCACCAGCATATTAAAGTTCTTGTAAGGTGCAATTAATGCATCAACTGCTAGATTTCCAGTTCCCAAGTAAATATTAGGGCTATACTCTAAATCAAAAGCATCGTTCTTTACGGACTTTAATCCTGTATTTCTGTAGCTCCAGTCTCCACAACGCATATCTTCGACAAGCATAATAGTTGCTTCTTTAATTGCTAGTGGAACAAACTTCCATCCGTATTCTCCACGAACGGTATAAAGACTATTCTTTTCAAATCCACGCTCATTAGCAAGTACAGTTGGCTCTGCCCATTCAAATAAATTTGCACCTTCTTCAATAACCTTTAGTCTCATTTTGCTTTCTGAAATTGCAACTGGTCTATAAAACAAGTTAATTGCAGGATCTTCTGTGGAATCAAAGATTATTTGGTCGTCTTTTACAACCTTATCAAATGACTCAACTCTTTTCTTGAGATCTAAGACATCACTTCCTTGACCATATGCCTGGATTGATTCATAAGTAAATCCAAACTGATCACTAACTTTAGAGTCAATGATAAACCTAGCTCTTCTTTCTAAGGCTTCTAATTCTGTTTCTTGACCAGTTATACCAAGTGCATCCTGAATGTCTGTTACGGTTGCGTATGGTCTCACTAACGAGGCATATAGTGTATCTTCTGTAAAAGAAGCTTGATCAATTACTTGAAGATTAAGTTGAATTTTTCTATTATATTTTACAACATCATACGGGAGTGTAATATGAAATGGCTGGTAAGCAACTGGGGTAGTTACAGCAGTTTTCTTTTCTGCTTCATCAGCAATTAGATAAACTCCAAGAGATGTATCATAAACATCATAGATTAAGCTATCTGTTCCAGCAGGGGCTCTATATTCAATTACTAAAGCGTCTCCGTCACTAGTTAAATATTCTTTCATTAATCAATACCATAAAAAGACTTAATCTCTTCAGTTGTAGCCTTTCTAACTTCTCCTCTTGCTAAATTTAATATCTCTTCTGCCCTGCTTGCTGACATTACCTGAAATGGCTGCTCAAATGTAAATGTCACAATATTTGAAACATTTAGAGCACTTCTTGGGTGAACCATCTTTAAAACAACATCGCTTTGAGGTGATGTTTCTACTTTTTCTTTTGTTTCTACTTTAATTTCTGTTTCTTCTTTAATTTCCGCTTCAACAAATGCAAAATCTTTGTCTACTTTTTCTAAATAAGATTCCCAGGTATATCCTGATTCCTCAATGGCACCAAGGTAATCAACCTTTTTCTTCAAATCTTTAATATCAATATCTAGTACTTTACAAATTGCTTTTAGCTCAAGAACTGTTTTCTTTTCAAACATGCGTCTGCCTCCACATTAATTATACTACAAAAAAATAGAAGAAGGGCTACATTTCTGTAACCCTTCTTCTTTGTGCTTAAGTTTATTAAGCTGAAGGCTGACCAACTGCAATAGCTGATTTTTCTTCAAGTGCAACGCCCATACGAACGAATACTGTGTATTCCATAGTATCCTTCTTTGGCTTGAACTCACGATGTACAGTAACATCTCTCTGGAAGCCCCAAATACGGTTGCTTGGTACGGTTAGATCAACATAGTTGTCTGGGTACAAAGGAACTTCTAGTACTGGGAGTCCGAAGATTAGATACTGAGCACCTGCTGGTCCACCAATCTGTGGTAGAACACCATCAATCACTCTCTGTGCAACAGCCTCTGGAACACCACCTGCTCCGATTTGACGGAGTTCAGCGATTAGTTCCTGAAGATGCTTGCTGTTCATGTAGAACTTCAGATCCTGACGGCGAGCCTTGAACTTACGAGGCAAAGCATTGTAGATAGTCTCCAATGCTTCTAGTGTTAGCTTTGTTGAAGCACCATCACCAGATTCAGGAGAAGTCTCCCAAATGTCGGTCAATGTTGCAGCAGCTGCTGCAGCTTCGTGGGCACCTGCATAGTTTGTATCAAGTGTCTGACGGATAAATCCTGCAAGGGTATTATTGTAAGTACCATTGCCAGACGATCCTGGACGACCATTGATTGCAATATCCTCAAGATCGTTACCGAACTGAGTTGCCATCAAACGTACAACGTGATCTTCCAACTGCTGACCTTCAATGTTATCCTCTAGGGATTCTGTTGAAAGTTCGTAGTCTAGACGGAACTTGGTTGTTGTTAATTCAATCTTTGTGAATGCTGGGGCAGCGTTTGAGCCTGTATCCTCAGCTTGTGTTGCCTTAGCAACAAGACGTGAACCAACACGAACCTTATCGAGTTCCATTGTATTACCACGCATAACTACTCTACGACCATCATTGGCGAGAACCATCTCGTCAAAGATATAGTCGATAAATTGTGCTGACTGTGCTGGGTTTAGTACACCACCATTGTCACCTGTATTTCCCTGTGCTGTCATAGCACCTGGAGATTCAAGTGGGGAGAGAACTGTACCGCTAGCAGCAGCCTTTTCTAAAATATTATCACTCATTTTTTATTTTTCACCACCTTTTCTTAGTTAATATATTCTGCGGAACCGAGGAAACGCCCGCCCCACATTGACTTCTTCAATGTGGAATTATTTTCTGGAGCATTTTCCAATTCTCCAGACTTCTTTACTGCTGTATCTGACTCAACTGCGTCCACACGATTAATAATCTGTGAAATGGTTTCTTGAACCTCAGCTAGAGTCTTTGACAGCTCTTCTTGCTTTGTTGCAAAAGAACTTGTTACGTCTGCAACACTCTTTGCAACAGCATTTACAGATTCTGCACTTTTAGCTGTACCTTCTGATACAGTTGCAGAAATAAAATCTTTGATTTCGTCCAATGCTTTTACCAAGTCAATCGCTTCACCGTTATTTTCGGTGGAAGCGTCAGTGGCAACCTCATCTGACTTTTCTACAGATTCTTCTGTAGCAGCCTCTTCTACAGGAGCTTCTTCAGCTACTGCTTCTTCAGCTTCAGGAGCTTCTTGTGTTTCTACAACATCTTCTGCACCTTCAACTACTTCGTCTACTTCAACAACCTCTTCGGTTGTTACTTCTTCATTATCAGCCACGATAACACCTCCTTCATTATTTTTGGTGGCAACTGACTCAATTTGGATATCTGTTCCAATTGCCTTATCTACTGTCTCTTCAGACAGCAATTCTTTTGTAGGAATTCCAAAGAATTTCTTTACCTTTGCATTCCAAGACCTTAAAGTTTTCATTTTATGTCCAACCTTTGTTTCCGTTGGTTTCCACGAATTTCCTTCTTTTCTATAAACCGTAATAACAACTGCAGGATCTTCTGGAGTTCCAGTTACAGTTACAGACGAGTTAGGTACATTAATTTTACCATTAGTTACTACTCTTGTTACCTTGCCACGAGCGGTGCCACCAGATGATCCCCACTGAACAAAATCTCCAACAGAAAATGATGATTTTTTAACATCATCTTTATCTTTGTCTTTGTATTTAACTTCAGTTTGAATATCTGAAAACCTTCTTGATTGCTTTGGATACTTCTTTGGAGTATCTTCACTTGTAATTACATTATTAGACTTTTCAAAGTGTGAGTCTAGTGCTTTTGCAATTGCTTTTGAAAGATCTTCACCTTCCATGGTCTCTACCCATCCAATTGAATCAAGGTTTTTGTTGCATAGTGCACAATCCTTAGACTCTGACTCTCCAGTAAATGCAACACCGTCTGTTTCGCACCAAAAAACATTATCAATGTGGGACTTTTCAAAAATTCCTTCTGCTACGGTATTGGTTTTTTGAATTGAAAAAATATTTGCTAATTGATTTGCTGGTGAATCAACAAGTGATAGCTCAACCAAATCATAGTCTTTAATAATTCTAACAGTGTGTTCTAGTTCTGGGTCATAGACATTATCTGAGTCTTTTACTGCTCCACCGATTGAAAAGCCAGTAAGTGTTCCATCAAGAACCATTTCCCAGATATCTGAGGCACCCTTTGAAATATATGTATCTACAAATACTCCACTATATTGCTTGTTTGTTGCTTGATCGAAAAATGTTTCTGTTCTAAAGTTTACTACTTTTCCAGCAGGAATTGGCTGGTGCATGAGGCGAACATTTCCTCTAAAATTTTCAAATGCTTTTTGAGATGCGTCAGCAGAAACACGATCACCTTGACGATCAATATTATCAAGTGTTGCAAAGCCAGAGACTATTCTCTTCTCTACATCAACTTTTGAGATAGGCATTGTCAGCGTTACCTGCTGACCATTAGTAGATAATGAAGCCTTTTGTAAATCTACCATAGCATTCTTATTATATAACACTTTTGTTATTATAGTGTTAACTATTGTTGCTGTCTTCCTTCACCTTGGGTTGCTCTTGCACCAGTTCCTGAGTCTGCAGCATTACCAGTTCTTTCCTGATCTCTTCTTCTGTTTCCAGTTGCTCTTGCTGTTTGATCTGCTGCCTGTTGTGGCTTTAAGTCTACTGGTTCGTCTCCACCAGTAATTGGAGGAAGTCCAAGTCTTGGTCTAACTTCATTTGGCATTACAACCTGCATTCTAAGATATCTTTCATCAATCTTTGATTGGGTATCTTCGTCAGTAAGAGTTAGTTCCTTAAAGTGAAGCTTAAACATATCAGTCTTTTCAGCAATGATTCTGTTAACTTTCTTTTCTAAAATGTCCTGCTGTGGTCTACATACCTGCTCTTTAAATGTCCTATCTGATTCACGAGCATTTGCAAGAGAAATGTTTTCTGCAGATCCAATTTTAGAAATTGGAGTTCTGTGAGCCATAAGAATTTCTTCACGATTTGCTCTTCTGTAGTTGTTAAATGAAGAATCTTGGATACCATTTTCAATTGCCTCCATCTTCATTTCTACCTTATTTACACCATCGTCAGCAGGTAGTGGGACTACTACTGTTCTATGATTTTGACCACGCATATTATTTTGCATAAATTCAAATAGTTTTTGCTCTGCTTCTGGTGTAAACTTTGCACCCTTTAACCAGAAAATATATCTAGGAACTGCTTTGTTTTCAAAGTATTCTAGATTATATTTAGATGCAAATTCGTTTCCAGCCATTGCATTTTTAGCAGTTACAATTGGTGGAATTCCGTAATAAGTATTGGTTGGGGTATATTCTTTTAGGTGAATAATTTCGTTTGGACGAGGATCTGCACCAACTGGATTTGGCTGACTTACATCCTGAAAGTTTCTAAAGAATACTGCCTTACCATTTACGATCTGAACAAATCCATCACGAAGTCTACGAACACGCATTGTTGCTGCTGGAATGTGACCAATGTATCCAATTTCTCCAGCAGAAGTTCTACCAATTTCTAGGTATCCATTTCCAGTAGCTTCTTTATCAATGTACGCTTTCATTAAAGTAGCAGTAAATGTGTCGTCATCGTTGCGAGACTCAATCCATTCTGTTACCTCTAACTTGACTCTTTCCATTTTTCTTCTTGCACGAGCAAGTTGATCCATATCTGTCATTTCTTCAAATCTTTGTTGAACCTGCAAGGTTTCTTGAAGTTCGTACCCAAGACCAACAATGTTAGAAACTTTTGCTTGAATAGCAGCATAGTTTGCAGAAGATACTTCAAAAATCTTTGCTAGTGAAGATAAGTTGTATGGAGGTTCAATTACATCAAATAGACCGTATCCATACTTGTCTGGAATCATTTGCTTGGATGATGCACCCTGACCACTCAACTCATTGTTGTCTGCTTTTTCTAATCTACGCTTTGCAGATCTACGAAAATTGTGGCTAAGACCAGAAAGAGAAAGGATCTCATCTCCAGACTTTTTAAATTCATCTGATCCAGTCCAGGGAGAATCTGCTTTAGGTGTTGAAAAAAGCTTTACTCCGCTTACTTCTCTATTATTTTCTTCCATTACTAAACAACTCTTTCCAGTTTTCTGTAT